TTTAATTCATCCGCTATGCGGCAGCCCATACTGTACTGTTTACTACGCCAATATACGCCCATGGCGATATCGGCTCGTTTTTATACTTGCAAAACAAATAAACCCCGACCGCATACACCAACCAAGCCACTGAAAGAATGCCATTCATCGCTCTCTCCATCATTAATAAAACATAATATTGTTTTGTTATACGACTATTTAATATCTATAACCCATTCCAGCCACTTGCCATCATTGCACCGGAACACCTAAGCCTTGACCGTTAGGTAGGTTAGTACCGCATCACGAGGCTCGCTATCTTTTACGGAGAAATTTTCCATACCAACCTTCAGCGGGATATTCAGCACCTCTCCGAGATATTCTGGCTCTCTCAAGCCTTTCAGCGTAGCCAGTACAGTTTTTATTCTATGCTCCACCTCATCTCTCCCAGTTTATTTATCGTATAGCCGTATCATCCACCAATTTGGTGTTTTTACGCGCTTCTATGCGGGATGATCGGCCTTCCAGATGCCTCGCCATTCTTTAAGCGTTCAAGCTGTTTCCAGTAATTTATCCACGATTCTTCACCCAGAGCATCATTAACAGGTGTTTCCCACCCACTTTCTATTGCCATGGCCTCGTAATATTCGTAGTCACTATCCGGCTCAAATGAGCAGTGATCTTTGCACTTCGGGCAAATTCCAATCTCTTCACACATATCATCTGATGCGCCGCAGCAATCACTTGTATTCATCTTATTTCTCTCCGATATGGATCACGATAAGCAGCCTGTCGCGGCATTAATCATTGCGGCCAACCTTATGGCTGCTGCATGCCACGCTCTCTCTATAGTCGGCGCTTCCACAAAAGTCTTGCTATCGTTATCTAAATCAATAATCGCCCAATCACCATCTTGCGTCTCAATACAATCTAAAACCATTTCCATCTCCCAGTAATTATGTGCGGCTAGTTGGGAACTTAATCTCAATGTATGCCCTCGCTGGAGCCCCCACCACAACTAGACTATATGCGGCTATTTTGGAGAATGGTATATCCCATTGGTAATAGATAGGCAATAAAAAAGGCTCCCAATATAGGAGCCTTTCTTGATGTTGTGCTTGGTTCTAATTGGCTATGACGTTTTACTAATGCCGATGGTGCCACCTCCATGGACACCAATAGGGCCAGCGGCGATAGAAACATAACGATCTTCCCAGCCATCATTTGAAGTCGTTTCTTTAACTACAGCGGCAACCGCTGAGCTTTGCCTATGCTTATTAACTGTCACGGCAGCAGTTGTCACCTTGCCTTGGCTGATATCCTCAGCCTGCATCGTCGGCGTTTCCACGCTAACATAAGCCGGCATCACCGGTTGTGCCTGGGTCGTGAACGACACCATAAAAGCAAACATACACATAATCGCAATGAGATATTTCTTCACGATACTTCCTCCTCTGTTGAAATGAACTTAGTTCAAATATTGGAATATTGATTAAAGGTTAATTCAATAAATATGTCAATGAAAACCCGCCATATAGACGGGTTCTGAAATATTGTCACCGGGATATTATTCAGCGTTGCCGTCAAAGCAGAATATCCACCAAAGAAAAAGGAAGCTTTTGCCAGCCAATAGACCATGACACCCGACTGTCTCACAACAGCGATAAGGCCATAAATGAAATACAGTATTTTTCATTCTCTGAATCTTCACGTCATTTCTTCTGCCACTATTAAGTAGCTATTAACTAAGTGCATGCACCACGCCACGGAACAGATGATCCTTGGCCTGCTGTGCTTTTGGTAGTTTTGCGAATGGCTTAAAGCATGGATGAGTCTTTTTCTCTTCATCCTTCTTCTTGCCGTACTTCCAACCATCAGCCTTTTTCATCTCTAACCAGCTCTCATGCGAGGCCTCAGGACCAGCATCAGGGTTATCCAGGTGGAATTGAACGCCAACCATAGCAGACTCTTTCTGCCAATCAGGTGCCTCACCCCATGAAACCTGGCTGCCATCGCCGAGTGACTGGCAATATGCACGATTAACTTCATGGGCAACCATGGCAGTCACTTCAATGATATCGACAGGATCGTCGGGTTCGATATTGACAGGCTCAGTACCACGATCAGCAAACTTCGCATCAAAATGAAGCTCAGTCATGATGGAAATGCCGTCATCAGGGTGATCAACATAGACATCACCAGGGCGCGGGTTGAACTTAGCAATCAGCTCAAGCGTCACATTGATGGTCTCATCATCAGTTGTTGTGATGGTCTGACCTAAGATTGACTGGATTTGTGCCGCTTTCACTGGCTTCTTTAATTTAAAATCTTTCACGTCGGTATTCCTCTAGTTGTTTTATTTAAAGATAACTTCCATCTGTTGTTGGGGCTATTTTCTCCAGCGTCTGTCCATTGATATTCATGGCATACATGCGTTGATAGGCCCCTTCCATGTCATCTGTCACCTTGCCTACGCTATATGAGATCTCAGATATCCCCCTGTCGTCTCTCATGTATGCGGTTACGAATCTGTGATTATCGTTTTTCTGTACTGAATATCCATAGCACGAAACGCTATTCTCATCGCCATTTTCTCTTACAAATTTTAAATAATACACTTGTCTATCTCCTATCTATCTAAAAAACATCACGCAGCTCTCACTGCGTGAATAACAATTACTGAGCCTGCATGCCTTCTTTTGCGGTAATCAGGTCCTGGTAACGCCTCTGAGCATCCGTATCTTTATGCCACCCGGGTTCTCCCATGCGATCCTCAAGTGACTTAATTTCGTCATTCATGGATTGCATTGGGTTGCTTGAGTTAGGCACCACAGTAGCCGATGGGTTAATCTTGCGGGCCCAATCAGCCATGGCTACCATTATCTCGGGACTATTGAACATCGCCTTACCATCAGCCATGCGCGCATCACCGAATGCCTCTTTAATGGTCTCAGGCAGGGTATTGACCAACCCCTTAACCATATTCAGGTTGGTCTCAAAGTCTCCGCCCCAAGCATCTTTCAACTGACGATCGGCGGTCTGTTTATCAACGCCATCTTGGCTGATGCGGGCATCGGCTTCTGCCTGGCGGCCCTGCATCATGGTGTTGGTCAGGGTATTCAGCACCTCAGCCGGCACATTGTTCTCATGGGCAACCTTGTAAATCTCGCCCATAATGCGCTCATCATCCTCACCGAGCACCAGCCCCTCGTCGAGATTCAGCTGGTAATCTTCAGGGGCTGCGGGAATGCCATTGGCCTCACGGTAATCGGAAACCTGCTCATCGGTTGGATTCTCTGGCAACCCGGTATCCATCTGACCGCTACGGATTTTCGCCTGAGCCTCAAGGTAATTTTTGGTCATCACACCGATATCAGATACGCGATCGAGCTGCTTCAGGTTTTTATCGAAGTCGTCACCTTCCACAAATCCAGCCTTCTTCAGCGCCTGTGCGCGCCAGTCCTCTGGAGTTGTTGCAAAGAAATCTACAGGGGCTGGGTCGCCGGAAGGCGCGGGGTCACCTGAAGGTGCTGGATCACCGCTAGGACTTGGGTCGCCACCTGGGGCCGGATCACCACCGCCACCGCCACCGCCACCAGCAGGGTCATCGATCATATGGATATGCAAAAGCTTTTTAAGATTGAGTATTTTCACCGTCGTCTTCCTCTTCTTGTAGTTTCCCTATCGGGATATTTAAGTATTTCAATAGCTTCTGGCCAACGAAGGCGCGGCCATTCATAAATGCCGTTTGATCGGCAGCCCCTGGAATAAATGGCATGTCATGAGTTCTACTGAAAACATTGATAATTACCTTCAACGCCAGTCTCTGCTGATATTCTGTAGCATCCCCCCTATAAAGGGCTTTGATTGCTTGGTGCTCTTCCTTATCGAGCTCCCTGCATTGAAAGCACTCTTCGCCACGCTTACTGTTCAACTCCGGCCTCCATCGCTACCTGCGCCATCTCTGCCATTGCCTGCTGTTCTTTTTTAGCCTGCACGTCTTCAGGTAAGTTCTTCCAGCTCTCTGGAGCTCCTGAACCGGTCATTGCATCACGCAACGCATTATCGACATTCACGTTCATTCCGGCATTTGGATCAATCTCTCTAGCCTGTTGCGCCATCTGGGTGACAATCTGGAACTGGGTAACCTGCTTCTCTTCTTCGGTCGAGCTCAATGGAGATTTGAACTTGAACACGACATCTTTTCCGAGCAGTGACTCAGGGATATCTTGAGGTGACCCGAGGAACCCGGAATTAAGCGCGATATCGAAAGCGAGCTCACACAGCTGGCCGTTGTACTCCGTTTCGATAGGCTCGAATAAAGGAAGATTTTCGCGGCGGTATTGCTTTACTATTTCTGACGCCTCATAAGCTGTGCGCTCTTTGTCGTCACTTAGTATAGCTAACTTGCTGGCATAAAATGCGCTCCTCAATGTTTCGATCTGCGCCTGCTTCATCTCCAGCCCGATAGGGAATCCACCGCGATCTTGGGTCAGCGGGCGAAGAGCGGCACCCATTTTCTCATCATATTCGTCATCAACCCATGTGATGCCGTCTGCAGCCAGGTCTACATCGCCACGAATAACTTTCTGAGTAGCGATAATTGGCGGGCGGGTGTATCTCTCTGCGGCCTCAAGCAGCGTGTGCTGCATTTGTTGAAGAGATCGAGCGTCTGGCAGGCCAACAACAGTGGCAGGAGAGTATGCAAATTGGGAGCCTGGGATGGTTTTGAAGCGTGGCACCACGTACATATTGTAGTTCATGCCCTTCTCTTCCATGATTTTGTCGTTCTTTACATCGATGAAGATCGATACAAACTCATGAACCTCAGTAATCTCTTCTTTGCCATACATCCTGGATGGCATGACGATGTGACGGACCTCTCCTTTCTTCATTCCGTCTTTGCCAACAGCTTTGGCCACGTCCTCATGGACATTATCCTTGCCGAAATAATCAACCATATCATTGTAGGTTGGAGTCCATTTGCGGATAACGCCAGCAACACTACCATCTTCGCCATCAAACCATGAGCAGTCTCTCAGATGCCAACATCGGAACAGTAGGCCGTCAGCCTTTCGATTGAGCTCAATTGAGATAACGCAGTCGCCGAAGGTAATAAAATCGTGATCACCTTCTTTCGTGGCTCGGACAAAGTTTGATTTGCGATCATCGAATAATGTCTTGAGTCGCTTTGAGGCCCACTGCAACCACATAGCCCCAAGCTGGTCCGGCTCCCCATCAACGCCAATCTCAAACCAATCCCCATCACGCATCATCGCGCTCAATGAATCTCCGAGATCGCGCCGCACGAGGACTGGGTATGACTCAACAAGGAGATCTGATAACTCTATTCCGACATTGCGGCGAACTGTAAAGTCAGCTCGCTCTGGATAGAAATGGTCTGCCAATGTCTGATAAAGGCTCATCATTGGCTGGTGGTCTGTAAGCAGCGTCGATATAAGCTGCTTTAGCTGAGCGATATCAAGCATATCGATTACCCCAAAGTGGATTCGTCGCTGGTAAGCATTGTGCCCGCCCGGCCTGCGCCACCATACTTTCGCTTAGCTGCTCGCTCTTTTCCGCGCCTTGCTGCCATATCGTCAGGGGTTGGAGCAACCTTTGCTTCTGGAAGCTTTGGAGCTGCGGACGGTTTACCCGCCAACTTCTGCCCCGCCAATGCTCCTATCGCAGCTTGACCAGCACCGCTTGAAAGCATAGTGCCACCTAGTAACTGTAATGCCGATATTGCTGTAGCCATTTTAATACTTCCTACGGTTGCCTTCGTATCGTGAGGCCGACCGCCCTTGTCTGTGGACTTTAGGCGGCGACCAATTCGCTTCGGCCTTCTTGGTCATTCCAGGGAACAACTCGGTAAATCCCCAGTTGGATGAATCTGCCCTATCTGGAGACTTCAGGCCTTGATACCCCGATTGTGTCATAGAACATAGCTGGTCTTCAAGTTCTGGGAAATATCCGACGTGATGTATTTTCTGCCGCTCATAGAGTGCTGAGATTGGTTCTGCCCGAGCAATCTTCCCTCTTGATGCATTTACTTCATTATAGGCTACTGTTGAATCGACCGCATGAATGACTGAGCGTACCATGTCTCCGCCGAAATTCTTCTCTCCAATTACGCGGTCAGCCTTGTGCCTTTCGTATGCTGCAACCACAATCTGGCCCCATTGCTCAGGACTGTACTTTCCAGATAAGTCCTCAAGCAGGTAGCCGTGATTATCGGTGCCGAGAGCGCAAACAGTGATGCCAATCTCATCTGACCTTGTGTCTTCCGGCCCGCTGCACCCACTTGGGTCAACAGCCACAACCACACGGAGCCAATCAGGGAGCGTGCCCTCTTGGCCGAGCACCCTGTTCTGAGCAAGCAGCTCTTCAGTCCATAGGGCGCCATCAGTATCATCGGCAAATTGCCCCAATTTAAATCGCTTTCTCGCCTTCTCGGGCAGATCATCCAGCTCAGCAAGGTACTCGGGGTCAAGATTCTCCCGGTTATCCTCTGGGTTGATGGTGTAGTAGCCATAGTTCATCGGCCTGGCCAGCGGCTGTTTGGACTCCGGATCCTTCTTTTCGATGAATACTCGATACACCCAATGTGTTTTGGCGCCGGGATTCAGGTCATAGTAGGCCTTTAATCTCAGGTTGTCGGTTTTCTGCGCCAATCGAGACATGGCTAACACACGGGATGCCCATGGGATTTGGCTGGTCTCATTGAAATAAATGGTGGCGTATTCCTGCCCCAGAATCTTCTCTGTGCGCTCTTTATCATCCAAGCCACCAAACCATATCTCTGAGCCATTGGGGAGCGTGAGGAACCAGTCAGACTTATTTAGGTTGCATTGCTCCCATAGGCCCGGCCAGCACAACTTGAATACCTTTGGCAGGGTGTCATAGATAATCGAAGCCTTAATGGCATTGAAGCGAAAACGGAATACAGCGTGACGGGAACCAGGTGATTTAAGGGCCCTGATGATCAGCATGCGTAGAAGAAGAAATGTTTTGCCGGAACGGGCGCCGCCGCCGAGGCAAACGTGAACCGCGTCGGATATGAGCATGTCACGCGCTTTATCCTGAGCAACAGTAAGTTTGAACTCAGTTAAGGCGTTATCGATATCCTGAATGGTTACATCTTTAGTCACCAGCGACATCCATCAAATTAAAGTCTGCGTAAGTACTCTCTTTTATGGTTTCAGCCATTCTTTCCATCCACTCAGCTAACTTCCATGCTGCATCGGTAGGGGATTTACATTCAGGCATTCCATCAAACTCCATATGCGCAGACCAGTTTTTCCCATCAAACTTCAATTGCAGTTTCTGCTCCAACGTGGTCTTTTCATTATTGTGAGATATTTCATGCTGAGCAATAATCTCACGGCATTTTCCAGAGTGATAGTCGACACCAACGTAAATTAATTTTGATTTTAAATGGTTCATGCCTGCGAATCCTTATCTTCAATGACTACGGTGATATTAACGCCTTTGTCTTTATCACCTTCAAATGCCTTAACTGATACGTGCTTACCCACAAGCTCTAATGATTTATTTGCTCCAACAGCATTGAATGTGAATGCTGGCACCTCTTCACCGTCTGGCGTTTCGATGTAAATCTGCTCCCCCTTTCTGTTCAGTACAGGGCTAACCTGCATGCACATTTCATGAACTTTGACAGCCTGATTCAATACCCATTCGGCATTAATGTCTGCCTTTTCAGAAAGGTCATCGGCTTTCATTCTCAAATAGGAATCAATCTTAGGCAATCTCAGGAGCTTAGACCCCTCTACTTCAGCGGTCTTTTCACTAGCCCTGGGATAGACTTTCATATAAGAGCGTTTCGCATTACCACGAACTTCATCGACACCACCACGCCAGTGGTCTGCGAATTCATGCTCCTTGTGATTCAGGCCATATTCATCCACTTCCAGTCTCGGCTTTCTCTTGATAGGAGCTTTCTTACCCGCCTTCTTCTTAGTCACAGCCTTCTTTACTGAGGCTTTTTTGACTGATTTCTTTTTAACCGTCATATTGATACCTATACAGTCTTGGGCTCAGCCTTATGCGCACTACAAGTAGAGAACCTTGTTTTCCCGGCAAACTCATTTTTACCAATATTAATAATATAAGGCCATTTGCGGACAATAGTTTTTTTAAATAAAGAATGATGCAATAAATACGACCATAGTTTTATGTAAATTATAAACCTGCATGTTGATGTGTAATCACATGCATGATGAGTGTAGTTGCCGCTCATTGGGTAGACCCCTTAATACCAGCCCACACCACCTTCGCAGAGGAAACGAGATGATCATGAGCAACAAATCCACCGCCATCATGGGTATTGAATCCGTAAACGAACTTTCCTCCAATATCTGTGCAATAGTATCCGTGCGCCAATACGGGCTCACGCTCTCCGGGTCTAGTCACCCAGTAAAGCCCTTCTTTCATATTGGCTCGCTTTTCCTTGATGGCGGAGATTAGTCTGATTATCCCGTCAGGACCATCCACTATGGCATTGCCAATAGTGTAACCAATGCTGCTATCCGATCTTCCACCTTTCCGCAGCAGATCAATCGCCTCTTTGATATCGCCGGTAGGCTCCTCCCATGCGCTAAATGCTATCGGAAGAGCCAAATCAGGCTTATGAAGACTGCGCATGAAAGCCGACATACATTTTTCTGAAAGTGTCTGATCCTCCATCTCACAGATAAGCTTTCCGAAAGTATCGCTTCCAATATCTTCCGGCTTTCGCTTTTCTCCGGTCCATGGGTTATACAGCCACGCCACCTCGCCATGATACTTCCTGTATTGAACTGCTGCAGATGGGTATGGCTTAGGCTCGCCAGTAGCTGGGTCGAACTTCATTAGCACATTCATGAGTTAGGCTCCCTAATATCTGCCCACCGTATAACTGTATCGACTTCAACATTCCCTGCCATCAAAGTGCCTCCGCCGTCATGGGCGTTAAACCCAAACACAAAGTTACCTGTCGCATCCTGCGCATAATACCCATACACGAGCACAGGCCTCGGCCTTGATGGCGATTCAAACCAATAGTACCCCTCATTCATTCTACTCATGAGTTAAGCACCCTGTTATGCGAAGGGATGATGATTTGACTCCCTTGGCGATCGGCGAGCTTCATGGCCTTCTCGGCTATTGCCTGGGCCAACTCCACGGCTTGCTGTGGATTAAGCTGTAACCAATTCACCTCTTTCTCAAATTGAATAATTACATTGCCGTCTGAGATGTCTACCGCTATTCCTACTTGCTTACCCATTGGATTCGCTGCCATTAAATGAATAAATCGGGAATGCATCCATCATCCTCACGTGTTCCCTGAATCCTTCAGCCTCTTTTTTTACCGCATCATCGCCATTGCAATGCACGTCAATTGAATTCCCGCTTACAAAGGCAAATCGAAGATACTTTTTCCATTCTATTTTTACTACCTTGCATGCCTCCACGTTGTTTGGGTTAATTAAATGCCCGTCAGTCGTTTCAAATAATTCCATAACCGTCACCTATTTTATTTTGATATTGTTGTTGTGGCCTTACGCATATTTATCGCTGTAGCCTGCCGCTGAGCGGCTTTTTCTGTTCTGAATCCGCCGCCATCTACTGCGGTACCGGTTTTATTCGTCATTATACCACCGCCGGGCTCGACTACCCGGTACTTATCACCCTGCTTCTTTACGCTTGCTGGCATTATGGGTCCCTCAGTTGCTGATTGTTTGCAGCGGCGTCAATCTCCGAAACATTCACAATTATTTTTCCGCCCCTAATGACTCCGCCGCGCTGAAATGTGAGCAGGTCTATCTGTGAATCCCTCAAATATACCCCTGCGTGCTGCATGGCATCAAGAACCGCCTTACCTACGTTATCAAGGTCTCGCTCTCTTTTGTCTGGGCACTGCACCAGCAAATGACACTTTATCCGGCCCTGCATGGCCTTTACTTTCATCTCCGAAACAATCTGAATTACATCAGACCGGAAGATCCTGCCTCTTGGCTTAATAAATACGCTGCCCCGCCTATTTCTGCCGTAGTAGTGATTTACGGAAGGTGGGTATGGGAGATCTATAATCACTCTTTACCACCACAAATCCTCTTCCAAGTCTCGTTAT